GAAGGAATGGAAATTACAGATGAAGAATTAAATGAAATTCTCGCTGAACTAGAAGGTGAATTGGATGAAGCAGGTCAAGTTGACCCAAATGTTCCAGTTGCACCAGCACCTGCTCCAGTTGATCCAGCCGCAGCAGCACCAGCTCCAGTTGCACCAGTTGATCCAATGGCAGCTCCAGTTGCACCAGCACCTGCTCCAGTTGATCCAATGGCAGCTCCAGTTGCACCAGCACCTGCTCCAGTAGCCGAAGAAGCTGAAGGAGAAGAAGTAGTTGATCTACAAGAACTTCTTGATTCATTGAACGAAGAAGAAACCGAAGAAGAAGAAATGGAAGAATCTATCGTCAATGAAGAAAAGGAAGAAGACGACGAAAAAGAAGAAAAGGTAGATGAAAAGATTGAAGATGAAAAGGTTGACGAATCTCTTCAAGCTGAATTGAACGAAGCTATGTCTACTGTTCAATATCTCCGTGATCAACTTAACGAAGTTAATTTGTTGAATGCAAAGTTGCTATATACAAATAAACTATTTAATCAATTTAACCTCGACCAAAAGCAAAAACTTAAGGTTGTGGAAACATTCGACTTGGCTAAGTCCATCCGTGAAGTCAAGTTGAGTTATACTATTTTGTCCGAATCATATAGTTTAGGTGGATCAGTTGTCAAAAAGACTAATACAACTGCAAAAACAATCACCGAAGGTTTGGCAAGTAAACCAGTTGCATCAACAGCTCCTGCAAAGGAATTGATTGTAGAAAACAGCAACGTGATGGCTTCAAGATTCCAAAAGCTCGCCGGAATTAAGAAGTAAAAAGTTAAATTAAGGTGAGTAAAAACTAACTATAAAATAAATTCAAATTATGAGTGATATTAAATCATTATTGACAAACAATATGAATCCACAGGCTAAGTTGATGACTGAAACCCGTGGATTGCAAAGCAAATGGGACAAGACTGGTCTTCTTGAAGGACTAGAAGGTGTCGATAAGGCACACATGTCCATCTTGCTTGAAAACCAAGCACAACAATTGTTGAACGAAGCTACCTCTACAGGTACTTCCCAAAACAGTGAACAATGGGCTGGCGTAGCTCTTCCATTGGTTCGCCGTGTATTCGCTGAAATTTCCGCTAAGGAATTCGTTTCAGTTCAACCAATGAACCTACCATCCGGTCTAATCTTCTATCTAGACTTCAAGTATGGTACAACCCGTGGTGGTCTTCCAGGCCAAAACGCATATAACGGTCAATCACTATTCGGTGGTAACGGTCTAAAGCTTGGTTCTACCGATGCAGCTGTAAACGGTCTATACGGTGTTGGTCGTTATGCTTATACCGAAAACTATACATCATCTGTACTAAGTTTCACTACTGGATCAGTAACTCTATCTGATCTTGACTTTGATTCTCAATACAGTTCAAGCACAACCGCTTTCGTAGGTAAGAAAATTACCGTTGATATCGGTGACAACAGTGGTGGTAGAATTGATTTGAACGCAGTAAGAAGCTTTGCTTTTAGTGGTTCAGGTATCAATCCATCAAACATTGTAAATGAATTGACCAAGGTATATAACACTGGTTCTTTGGCATCCCCATACTACAGAATCCAATTCATCAACACAAGTTCACAAGCACCAACTCCAGGTACCGCTACCTTGACCTATACAGTACAACCTACTGATAGTACCCGTGGTGACTTTGAAGATAAAGATCCATTCAAGGGTTCTGGATCTGGTACAGGTATTGATGACGGTACTGATATCAATATCCCAGAAGTTAACTTGGAACTTAAGAGCGAACCTATCGTTGCTAAGACTCGTAAGTTAAAGGCAGTCTGGACCCCAGAATTGGCTCAAGACTTGAATGCTTACCATAGCATTGATGCAGAAGCAGAATTGACTGCTCTCTTGAGTGAATACGTATCAATGGAAATTGATCTTGAAATCATGGACATGTTGATCAATGCTGCTCCAGCTTTGACAACTGAAGCATGGTCTGCCGTAATCGGTAAGGATATCATCAAGGGTGCAAATGACTCAAACGGTCTTCCAACCTTCACTGTAGATACCGCTGCAGCAAACAAGACTGCTTACGTAAAGAGCACTTGGTTCCAAACTCTTGGCAACAAGATCCAAAAGGTCTCTAACAAGATTCATCAATTGACTCTACGTGGTGGTGCAAACTTCCTAGTAGTTGGACCAGACGTAGCAACCATCTTGGAATCAATCCCAGGATATGTTGTTAACACTGACGGTGATTCTGCTAAGTTCGCAATGGGTGTAAGTCGTGTTGGTAGCTTCGCAAGTCGCTTCCAAGTCTACAAGAACCCATATATGCAAGAAAACACCATCTTGATGGGCTTCCGTGGAAATAACTTCCTAGAAACCGGTGCTGTATATTCTCCATACATCCCACTAGTACAAACTCCATTGGTATACGATCCAGTCAACTTCACACCACGTCGTGGCGTATTGACTCGTTATGCTAAGAAAGTAGTACGTCCCGAATTTTACGGTAAGATCTATGTATCTGACCTAGACCAAATCTAATCAATACTAAGATAGATTAAACAATGACCCCGGCAGAAATGCCGGGGTTTTTTATTTTGTAATTCTATTTATATTATATGATAAATTTAACTGATATAGTGGATGAAATTTTAGAAAAAAATGAACCAATGAAGTTGGTTAAAGATGTTCAAATAAGCGAACAATTAAAATATCATTTATATAGAAAACTTACATTAGAAGAAAATATATTTAGAATTTATAGTGAAGGATATTTTAAACTAGTAAATGAAGTTCGTGGTTTATACAATGATGACGCAATTGAATTAAATGATGATGATGTAGATATTATAGAAAGTGATTTAGGAATTAAAGCAATATATGAAGGTATAGAAGTTTATTTAGATGCGCCAATTGAATTGGAAGAAGATGAATATCTAAATGAGGTAAAACACAGAGGTAGAACTGTACATCTTAGTAGACCATTTAGAACTCCAGGAGGACCAAAGAAATTTGCTGTATATGTAAGAGGTAAGAATGGTAATATCAAGAAAGTTACATTTGGTGATCCTAAGATGCGAATACGAGCAAGTAGTAAAGCTCGTAGAAAAAGTTTTAGAGCAAGACACAAATGTAGTCAAAAGAAAGATAGAACTACAGCTGGATATTGGAGTTGCAGAAGTCACAGAATCAAATCTTTAGGTACCAAAAGTAAAGGTAAGTACTGGTAATCTATGGAATTTCCATTTAAAGAAACGCATTTACAAGACAATTTATATCTAAGAGAATTTGAAGAAAATGTAGATATAGATGATTTGGAATGGCATAGAGATAGAGAAGATAGAATTGTAGAAATAATTGGTACAACAGATTGGCAATTACAGATGGATAATGAATTACCAAAAACTATGTCTGGTAAACTTTTTATACCAAAAGAAGTTTGGCATAGAATTATTAAAGGAAATGGTGATTTAAAAGTTAGAATAACTAAATTATAATATATTTATAAACAATGAGTGCTAATTTAGATCAAGATAGAGTAAGATGGCCAGGAAGTGGTAGTGCTGTAACAACAGGCAGTATACCATTTGGATTTTACTTAAACGAATCATATTTAAGTGGCAGTGTTGGTTATTTTGAATATGACTGTGAAAAGAGTGCAGAATGGGCTGCGAAAAGAATGGGATATCCAATCATTGATATTGAATTGATTGATGTAAATTTTTATGCTGCGTTTGAAGAAGCTGTTAATGAATATGGTGCTCAAGTAAATCAATTTAATATTAGAAATAATTTATTAAATTTACAAGGATTAAGTACCGCAGATAATCCTAATATCACAGCTAAAAATGTTACTGGAACAGGATTACCATATATTATTCAATTAACAAAAGGGTATGGCAGTGAAGTTGGTATTGGTGGATATGTTGATATCAAAAAAGTTCCTATACATTTGAGTGCAAGTCAACAAACATATGATTTGCAAGATTTAATTGGAAACGATATTGAAAGTGGTAGCAGAGTTGAAATTAGAAGAGTGTTTCACGGTCCTACGCCTGCATTTGCTCGTATATATGATCCATTCAGTATGACTGGTATGAGTTATAGCAATGTGTTGAATGAAATGGGATTTGCTGGATATAGTCCTGCTACACAATTTTTAATGACACCAATCTTTGAAGATTTATTGAGAGGTCAAGCAATTGAATTTAATGACATGGTGCGTAAAAGTGCATATAGTTTTGAAATTGTCAATAATAAATTAAAGATATTTCCTATTCCAACACATAACCACAAAATTTATGTTGAATATGTTGTTGAGAAAGATAAATTTAGTAATACGAATACATTTAGTAGTGGAAGTAATTATGATGTAGTTAGTGATTATAGTAATGTTCCATATCAAAATGTAGTTTACTACAAATTAAATGCGGTTGGAAAACAATGGGTTAAGAAATATTTCTTGGCATTGTGTAAAGAAAATCTTGGTTTAATAAGACAAAAATATAGTACGATTCCAATTCCTGGTGGAGAAGTAACATTAGATGGTTCTGAATTGAGAAGTGAAGCTTCTGCAGAAAAAGAAACATTGATAACTCAATTGAGAGAAAATCTTGAAGCAACTAGTCGTAAAGCACAAATGGAAGCCAAAGCAGATGAAACTGAAAAGATGACATCTATTATGAAGACTGTTCCATTATTAATTTACATAGGATAATATATGGCATTATTTGGAAGATATTTTAGTCAACGAGACATTAATTTGGTAAATCAATTTAATGCCGAATTAATGCGTGATATTATTGAAACGCTTGTTGTTTTATTTAAGATTGCACCAAATGAAACCAATACAAACATTTATGGTGAAGCAGTTGCAGCTGAAGGAAAAAGTTTTTACTCTGGAGTAGAATTGAGTAGTTTGATTGATCGTGGTGATA